CCTCCACCTGATCACCATTCCGCGTCGGCGTGATCTTGATTTTCTTGATCGCCGATAGCGCATGCTCCGGAATGTCATCAATGTCCTTCAGACGAACCGTGCCGCCCTCAATGTCCACCACATCCGTAATCTTGGAGCTGACCAGACGCAGCATCTCTTCAGCCAGCGCATCCCGGTTGTCATAAATAATCGATGACCCCCGCAACCGCTTCCTGATCTCACCCATCACCGGCGGGGGATGCGGAACCTTGCGCCTACTCATTGCCAGGGATCACCCTGCGGAGCCGGCTGCTGACCACCATCATCCTCAAAGGCCCGGAGCCAGACCTCACCCTTCGCATCCGGCAACGGCAACGCATCCATCTTGATGCCCTTGATCTTGTCACCGTCCATGAACACCGAACCTAGCCTGATCCAGATCGGCTTCTCTCGGCCCTCAATCTCCTTGGCCTGGACCAAATTCATTCTCTTAGTCATCGCGCTTTCCTTTCTCTCTGAAAAATTCAACCGCACGTCTGCGAACAGCGTGCTTCAGGCGCATCTTTTCTTCCCTGGTTCTGACTATGTGCCGCCACGGGTGATACCAGCGGCCAGTCAGGTCTTTCAGGTGATCAGCCTCGGACTTGTAAATTTTCAACGGACGCATCGAAAAACCCTCCAGGAAAAAGCTGGAAATATTTTTGTGTGACCCCCATGTATACGCGGCGACCGGGGGAGGGGCATGGGTGCCATTTTGCGACCCGCCCGGTCGTGCCTGCCTGACAGCGTGACCAATGACCAGGCGAACGTCTGGTGCTTGTACATCATGCTGTCTCCCGGCTCTGCTTTCTAGTGACAAAGTACTGTAGGCTTGTGGGTGGCTGCTTGTTGTGGCGCACCAGCCAGTCCAGCATGCGCTCACTGTCTGCCGCGAAGCTATCGACTGTGTAGCCCAGTGCCAGGAGCTGTGCGGCCAGCTCCTCCTGCCTAAGATCATGCCTGAACCGACTGCCCCATCGCTGCTCGACCGCGTGTGCGTATGTCATGCAGAGCTTCCTACATTCACTTTCTTTAATCTCTTTACATCTATTGTTCTGATGTAGGTTAGGTACAACCTGTGTGTTGTATTCTCGCACAACCCCCGTGTTGTACTGTCTCTCTTCTTGCGACAACCTGGGTGTTGTACGAGTGGTGTCTTTGAGTGCGCTGGTCGTCTGCTTTATGAGGGCATTTACATCCTTCTTTCGCTGCTTTGACTGCTGTCCTTTGGCCCCTTTTGCGGCCTCTTCGATCGTGCTTGCGGCGGTGGCTTGCTCTTCTTCCTCGGTCTTATGCAGTCGTGCTGCGGCAGCTTCCACGTCTTTGAGGGATTGTGTCGGGTCATAGATGACGCGCCAGACGGCACCTTTCTTTCCGTAGGGTCGCTTGCTGTTTTCGTTGCGGACCTTCTCCAGGTATCCCAGCTCGACCAGCTTCCTGAAGTGCCGGCTGACGGCTTGCTGCGACATCTCCAGGTCACGGGCGATGGTTCTCTGGTTCACCCAAAAGGTTCCGGTGTATGCGCTTGCGTGGGCGCAGGCGTAGCACAGAATGACCATTGCCATCGGGAAGCGTGTGAAGGTGGTGTCCCTGGTGGCTCTGCCGGGTATCCAGGCTCCGGCACCGGGCGACTGTCCGTCACCGCGTCCTTCTGGTGCGTCCCGCACTGGATCGGGTGTGAGCTTACTCTTCTGCATCGATCTCTTCCGGCAGCTCGACATAGCCCCGGCCTTCGCAGTCCGGGCATTCGCCCAGGCGTTCAATCAAATAGCCACTGCCGGACCTGTAATCAGGTACAGCTTCTTCGACCTCGGCAACGCCACTGCCGCCGCAATAGTCGCATTCCAGAACTTCTTCCCATACGCCGGGAACGCGCTGGATGCGTATCCTCCTGTCGGGAATGCTGCTGAAGCCTCTAGCCAACGAGGCTGGCCTTTATCTTAACGTATGCGCTTCGCAGCTTTTCATCGTCCTGCATGCGTTCGTTCGCTCGTTTGCAGCCATTCCAGACTGTGCTGTGATCACGGTTCATGGCCCGGCCGATTTGCATCAGCGGCTCATGTGTCAGCTCATGCGCCAGAAGGAATGCCAGGTGACGCCAACGGGCGAGGGCATGCTTACGGCCACGGCCCAGCATCACCTCGGTGGGAATGCCGGCCTCTCGGCTTACGGCAATGACAACGTCTTTGATCTGTACAGACGGGGCGATATCTCGCAAATCCTCGTTCCGGGATACAAAGCCTCGACCAGCTTCTTCTTGAGCCGATACACGTCGGTCTTGTAGCCCTTCACGTCCTCTATCACTTGGCACCCAGCTTGGCCGTCTGGTCCGCTCCGAGAAGAATCTAAATATCTGAAGTCCGCGAGGTAGTCGCATATCTTTCTCCCATTTATCTCGCACCTGATCCGGGGATGGATTTCGAGGTGGCTGATTTCCCCGGCTTCAAGGCGGGGCTTGAGTGTGTGGAGGTAGTGCTTTGCCTCGGCCTGGCTGTCGAAGACGTGGCCGTCCAGCTCCACCTTTTTGTTTCGGAACTTGCTAGGCCGCATCACGGTCTGCCAGGCTCTCACGCAGTAACGCCTCCACCAGGGACGCCAGTGATCGGCGTTCTGCCTTGGCCCTAGCCTCCAACCTGGCCTTGAGGACCGAATTAATTCGGACAAAAAGAGGCACGTTTTCAGTGTCTTGCACGATTATCTCCAAAAAGTAACATCTGGTACTTGTACAATCGATATCACGGTGCTATCTATTCTGTATAGACGAACAAACACCAAACGCTACAAACAGGAGCAAGACAGATGGCCAACAAATTCAAAATCGGCGACAAGGTTCGCGAACAAGTTGTGGCTGTAAAGCGTGACGCCGACGGCAACCCGATTTATCGCCGCACCCAGTACGGCCAAATCCCAGTCGAAACCAAGGTATGGAGCGATCACACACTTGAGGTTGTGGCTGTGCCAGACGGCAAGAAAAAGCGGTATGCGGCGCGTGTCACATTTCCTTGCGGCCATACCCGGACCAGCCACTACGGCGAAAAAGCACTGGCGCGGGCCTAACGGCCCCGCCCAAACCAAGGGAGGTTTTCATGCTTACACTCAATTCAGTGAACCACGGCACCACCAAGCGCGAAAAGAACCGCTTCTGTGGCCCTGCCGTCATCAGCGCCCTGACCGGCATCACCACTGGCGAGGCAGCGCGCCGCATCCGCGAACATACTGGACGCCGCCAGATCACCGGCACATGGGGCGACGAGATCAAGCCTGTGTTTGCCGACCTCGGCATTCGCATGACGCCAGCCCGGATCGACGCGGATGGCTATCTGAGGCTCGACCTGCTGGTCGAGATGCTCGACGTGAAAGCGCGGCGCCGTCACCACGCTGACCAGCGCGGCACCGGCATGACGTTCGCCGCGTGGCTCAAGGCCACCGAGGGTGAGCGCAGCGACGGTCAGGTGTTCCTGCTTGCATCTGGTCATCACTGGGTGCTGGTGCAGCGCGACAGCTTCGTCTGCGGCAGGACCGGCGAGGTGGTCGGCTTCGACCACCCAAAGGTCAAGCGCCGCGCTCGGGTCGCATCTTTCTGGATGATGAACCCAATCTCTGACCAACAGGCGGTGGCCTAACGGCCCCGCCCAAACCAAGGGAGAACGATATGCAATTCCTAGACAAGCTACTCAATGATGCCTTGAACCCGACGCCGCAGTGGAAGATTGACCAGCGCAAGTCGCAGGCCAGCAACCGGGGCAAGTGCAAGCGCCTCGCGGCCAAGCTGGGACTGACCATCGAATATGACCGCAGCTACGGCCTGAACATTGTCGATGCTGGGCCGGACATTCTGGAAAAGACCGGCTGGGTTACCGCTGAAATATTTGAGGAGCTGTGGCCTGACGAGCGCATGCTTGATGACTGGCAATACATGCTGCGTCTCATGCGCGAGTTCCAAGCTGACGTTGAAGCAGGAGGTGGGGCCTAACGGCCCCGCCCACCAGGGAGATAGATATGAACCAGCAATTCTGTGCCTGTTGCGGCAAGGGGTCCAGGAAGCTCACCGATGTGGTCGAGTACCCACGCAAACAACCCTATGACGGCAACCATGTCGTCGTGCTGACACGCCACTCTCACCCCGAATACCATACGCCGTACACCGAATATACGATCTGGGATGGCGAGAGCTACCGGCGCAACGAATACGGCAGCTTTTGCAGCCGACGCTGTGCTTACGAATTCGCCGAGGCTGCTGTCCGGGCAGGCTTCAAGCGCATCAGTTGACCAACTCGTTGCCGTCGCATAATGTATACAACCACCAAACGCTACGGCAACGAAACACACACAGCATGGAGGGATAACATGCTTACAGAAACCAGACCCGACCACGGGGTGCCGCATGAGGGCAGCTATGCTGCTTTCGTGCGGGTGTCTACCGACGCACAGGACGTGGCCAACCAGGAGCATGGCATCAAGGCTTTCCTCAATGGCGGTGACCACCAGGTCAAATGGTTCCGAGAGGAGGGGGTGTCGTCCGGCATGGACTGGCACAGACGCGAGGTGCTGCATAAGTGCCTCGACCATTGCCGCAAGACCGGCGCGACCATGCTGATCTATACGCTGGACCGTATGAGCCGGCGTCTGTGGGAGACGCTGCGCTTCCTTGAGCAAGAGATCGACAACGGCAAGATCAAGCTGGTGGTCGTGGATGATCCTCATATGGATGAAACCACCATCACGCTACGCGCCGCTGTCGCGCAGATTGAGCGCAAGCGCATCAAGACCCGCACCAAGCAGGCGCTGCGCCGCATCAAGGACGAGATTGATGAGAAGGGCGAGTACACCACCCGTGAGGGCAGGGTCATCACCAAGCTCGGCTACCATGAGAACCTTGAGGTGGCCGGCATGAAAGGCAATGAGCGCAACATTGAGCTGGCTGACGAACGGGCCGAACAAATCTGGCCGGTCATCAAAATGCTCCGCGACGAAGGTTTGAGCTATCGCAAGATCGCCGAGCGTTTGACTGTGATGAAACAGTCCACACCAACCTCAATGAGGACGCCCGATATCAGTCGCCAAACTAAATGGCATGCGAGTTCAGTCCGCAATTATTTCCTTCGCATGAATCAGGGCTTGACCAGTACTGTCAATTAAATCTAAATCTAGTCAAACGAAAGGCATACAAAATGTTGATAATGTACGACGACGACCTCAAACCGATATCAATTTTTTGGAAATGCGCCAAGGCGGTAGGCATCGGCCTACTGATCGCTCTGGTGCTTGTCGAAATCTGGGCGCTCTTCTGGTTCATGTGTGCGCTGGATGATGTGTGTTACGCCGCCAACACAGGGGGGCTGTGATGCCAAAGCTAACAAATGATGAAGTCGAAATCGGATCAAGCGCCGGACCGGTGATCGTCCTACATAAAAATCAGTACGGGGACACCCGCCAGAAAAAGCTAGCTCGGACAAAAGCTATCATTCGCGGCAGTGACTTGCCGCCAGACACAATAAACCTTGAGGCTAAAATCCGGGGCAACTGTATGGAAGGCGGTGTCGCCGACTTCGCTCTGGCGCTGCTACGCCGCATGGTTCCTGGCTCCACGTCTATAGAGATGTGGGAACCCAAGGAAGCCTTCCCTTACCCGCAGCATCGGATCGCCAGTTCAATAGATCGCATCATTGAGATCAATGGCGAGGGCGGTGAGCTGGTTCTGCACTGGCTGGACAAGGAGTTCGTTCTTTCCGGCACCGGAATTTGCGAGATAAAGACGGATGCCTACCATGATGGCAGGCCGAAACCGGAGTGGGTCATTCAGGTCCAGCATCAGATGGTCTGCGCCGAACTAGACTGGGCGGTCATTGCCTGCTTCGACCAGCATTTCAAAATGCACTTCTATCCCGTGCTGCGTGACCAGGCGCTGATCGATGTCATGCTGAAAGCCTATGCCGAGTTCTGGCATCTGGTGGACACTGACGGTGACTACCCGCCGATAGAAGGGGCCGAGCCTGACAAGCTGGTGGACATCAGCGAGATGCTGCCGAAAACCAATCACGACTTGCAAGCAATGTGTACTAACTACCTCCGAGCTGCGGCTGAAGCCACGCAATGGGAAAAGACCCGCAAGCAGCTCCGCGAGGGCATCATCTTTGTCCTCGATTCCATGCAGGTCGAACATGCAAAGATGCCGGGCTTCATCATCAAGTCAAAGACGGTGACCAAGCCTCGGCGCAAGTCAGTTGAAACTGGAGAAACCTACGAGAGCATTAGCTTCTCGGTGAAGGAAACGAATGATGAGTGAATACGTTATCGAAGACGACATCCCTGTGCCAATCCCAGGCAACAGTCGCTGGCATTTCGTAAAACAAATGAAAGCAGGGCAGAGCTTTGTCCTTTTGAAAAAAGATCACGGTGCGGTGAGAGCCTACGCGCACAGGGAACGTCTCAAAATTACGTGTCGGTCAATATCAGACAGTGAACTTAGGGTATGGAAATTGGAGATGAATGATGAGTGATAAGAAACTTACGGTCCTTGAACCGACCAACCTCACCGAGGCAATGGACTTTGCCAAGGTGATTGCACAGTCGCCGATGGTGCCTGATGCGTACCGCAATCAGCCGGCCAATGTCTTGGTCGCTGTCCAATGGGGCTACGAGCTGGGGCTGGCACCGATGCAAGCCTTGCAGAATATATCCGTGATCAATGGCAAGCCATCGATCTGGGGTGACAGCATGCTGGCCCTGGTCAAAGCGCATCCGGCTTTCCGAGGCATCAAGGAATACATGGACGGGGAGGTGGCGGTCTGCATCGTCAAACGTGCGCTGCCGAATGGCGAGATTGAAGAAACCAAAAAGACCTTTTCGATGTCCGAGGCAAAGCATGCCAAGCTGACCGGCAAGGCTGGTGCCTGGCAGAACTATCCGAACCGGATGTTGCAGCTCCGGGCGAGGGGCTTTGCCCTGCGTGATAGCTTCCCCGATGCCATCAAGGGGCTGATCACGGTTGAAGAGGCCCGTGACTACGATGCCGCCGAAAAACGTCCTCCTGTGAAGGCCGTACAAGCCCCATCCGTATCGTCCGAGGGTGATCCTGTACAAAACATCCTTGAGGCCGTCAGTGAGGCCGAGAGCGCCAGCAATGAGGAGGTCGTTCTGCCGGAGTTTATTTTGAACACACCGACCGGCAAAACGGAAACATATGGGTCACAGGATGAGTGGGCGACCAGCTACGCAGACCTGATGCTGAAGACGCGGACCTATTCTGATTGGACCCCGGAAGATCGGCGGACCAAATTAAAAGAGCTGGAGGAGTGCAACGCCGATGTCTTGGGTGAGATCGATGAAGCCTTGGCCACCGAGCTGAAGGACAAGCGGATCACCTACAACAAGCAGCTATCTGTTGAGGCAAAGGAGGGTGGTGATGAAGCACGGACTTACGCTCAAGCAAAAAGCGGTGTTTGATTTCATCCGACTTTACATCCGGGCGAACGGTGTGTCGCCGTCGGTGCGTGACATTGCAAAAGGCAAGATAGATGGCCAACAGGTTATGTCGCCACGCACCAGCTTGCAGTCGGTTCATCGCATGATCAAATGCCTGGAGCAACGCGGCTGGATTCAGTCGCTGCCAGGCCAAGCCAGATCAATCACGATTTGCGACTAGACCCAACCATGCCATAGGCGATGGCGAAGGCTTGCTTGCGAGGCTTGCCCTCTTTCATCAGCTTCATCGCCTTGGCAGCTACCTTCTTGTCGAAGGCTTCTTTCTTTGCGGTCTTTGCCATCAGGCTTTCCCCTTGATTAAATCCTTGTCTGCCTTTCGAGCGCCGCCCTTGCCGGTGACGAATGATCGGACCCGTCCCATAGCCCAACTATGTGCGCTTTGCCCCGGTCTACTGCCAGAGCTGTAGAACGCCCCCAACCCTCTGCGGTAAACCTTGTTGAGCGTGGACTGACTGAACCGGCCAGCGCCAGGTATGCTGCTAAACTTTGCCATCAGGTCTTGCTCCTCTCTTTGCTGATCCTGTCCATCATGGCCGGCGTCAGCATGCCCATGCGGTAGAGCCGGCGGGTGCGTTTGATCTCGGCCCTGGTCTTGTCCGGGTCTTTCGAGCCGCGCACATACTTTGCTGGCAGGCCCGACTTCTTGTCCTTCGGGACAGGCTTGAACTTTCTCATGCTGGCACCTCAATCAAAGCTAGACGATCGGATATTCGCTTGGCCCGGTTGGGGGTCTGCCTCGCCCACCGGCTGTCTAAAATCTCCTCGGCTAGGTCGCCCCACTGGTGGTCGTTGGCAAAGGCAATCGACTTCTTGAATTTGTTCAATGTCGGCCGGCCGAGCTGGAAGCACATGTTGGCTAGGCAAAGCTGCGCCTCTTCCGGGAACGCATCGAAGTCATCGAAGATCATACGGCAGTCATCAATGGTGACGGCAATGTCTGAATCAAACAGCTCATCCACGCGCTCATCGCTGATGGTGTCGCCCACTTCCATCGGCCACTCCGGGTCATCCGCAGTGATCAGGTGGCCTATGCCTACGGTCCTTTTCTGCAAACTGCACAGATACACCGCGTTCCGGCGCCCTTCATCAGAAGCAATCTCTTCACGCAATTTGTCGATGTTCATTTGGTCAGACCTTTCTGCTTCTCATATGTGCGGAGTGACCCAATACCGAGCATGCCGCCGAGGACAGTGAGGAGCGTACCCATGTCGAATTCCGGCAGATCAGGCATGTCCATGCCGGCAAACGCTACGCCGAACACAATCAGGTCTTTCAGGATGAAGTGGTACGCAAAGGCTATTGCACACACCCATCCCACCGCAGGACGCCACCCCCCTTTGAACAGGGAACCAGAAGCTGCCTCGGCCTTGTTGATTTCGAGCTGGGCCAGCACCTGTTCCTGGGCATGCTTGGCACCCATCGTTGCTATCTCATGGGCAAGCTGCGCCTTCTGATCTTTGTCCTCTATGAACTTATCTAGCAGCCCGGTCACCGGGCCTATCAATGCCTGTATCATTCGTAGTCCACCCTAATGCACATCATCTCTTGGTTGTCTTCGCGCTCTATGTCCCGATCAATCTTGACTGCCTTCTGGTGACATTGCTCCACAGTGTCCGCATCGATCAGCGGCGCGACGTTGTATTGAAACGGTGAAACAGCAGTGACCAATATGACCACCCAGACCGTGTTCATTTTTCAGACCCTAACCACACAGCAAATGCGCCAGTCATTGCGCCGCTGCATACGGAAATCATGGCTGACTGTGCGGTAGACAAATCATCCAAGGACATCCCCCACTCCAAAACTCTGATGTACATTATCGTCATAACGGCCATCATTATCCGGGGCAAAACGCGCCAGGCCAGGAACCGCTCCATAGTTACTTCCATTACTGCAGCCCTTTCAGATATTGAATGAACAGATACAATATTGCTGCCCCCACAATTAGGATTGCTGGGATGACAGTCCACATGATGATAGCGTCACGAACTTTGGCCCGTCGTTCCAGCTCTTCTTTCTGTAGTTGACGCTGCCGGGCTATCTCGGCCTGGAGCCGCTCCCACTGGCCGGGCTTTCCGAAATACTGAAAAATCTGGTGCATCTCTGCACGCATCTTGGTCAGTTCTTCCTTGCGGAAAAACTCATCAATGCCAGCTTGTTCAGCCCCTGTTAGCTTGGAAAATATGCTGTTTTTTTTCCGGGTCGCGCCAAAATTTAATTCAGCTTCAGCCTTGGCATATTTTGCCACTGGGCCACTAAGGCTACTTAGGTCCTTCCCCGCCTTTACCGCCGAACTGATCGCGTTGCTGGCGGCTGACACAGCTGCGAAAGCAGAGATCGGGTCTATCATTTCAACCCCTCATAAGCACTGTTAGCAGCAGCACAATGGTCGTGCCGGCACTGCCCACCAGGACAGCTTCCAGGCGCTTTACACGGCTAAGCAACTCCGTAAACCGCTCTTGGCTCAGAGCTGTCAGCGTGTCCAGTTCGGCCTTGACGGAAACGACGGTAGGCTTGGTCACTTCTTCTTGGCCTTTGCTTTCTTTGCCGGCGCTTTCTTGGCGGCAGCTTTCTTTGCTACAGGCTTTGCCTTCGGCTCCAGCTTCGGGTTGAGGTCGTAGAGGTGGGGCATAAAAGTCCTCCCAATCTTGTTCAATATTCGTTTGATACTTATGATAATTGTACGCATCACGCAAAACCTCTAGCCGGCGTGGCAGGTGGTGTAATGATGTGGCCACCATCTTCCAAGTGCTGTATCAGCGTGTCGGCCTTGTCACTCAGCTTACGCAGATTGGCGTGATAGCCCGGCACAGCGGCCATCTCAGGATACTCATTGCCCTCATCGTCAGTCAGGGTCTTGCCGGTGGCCTCATAGATGCTGCCGATATCGTCCACCCGCACCCAGTTGGTTGCCATGATGACATCATTGTCGTCGTCATCCTGCGTGATAATCCCATGCGGATACACCGTCTCGCTGCCGGTGACATTGCCTTCGTCATCGAAGGTGTCGCGGCTTTCGCTTGGCCCTTTTAGTGCGGTAATTAGAGCGGCCCTGTCATCTACCTTGATGTACCAGTCGGTCTGTGGAGGCGGGGTGTCTTCAATCTCGTCAGTCATCGGCTTGATACCTTGCTGTCACACACATCGTCATTAAGGCGATAAGGATAGTAGGTCAGGCGTTTGATTAGGCAGTTACCATGCCCTACAAAATCTCTTGCTCTAATGCCTATTCCCAAACGGTCAACAGATGCTACACCTATTGATGTGTCTGTAAAGCTAAGCTCTATTGCAACAGCGTCGAGTCTGTTTAGAACAATATGAGTGTTATCTAGCTGATATGCATAGCCTGTTGAAGTATCATTTCCGATTACAGTGCCAAAAGCCTGAAAAGTTAAACCATTTACACCACCAGCCGCATGACCAAAATAAACATGAGTGGCGTTAAGTGATAAGACAGACATTGCCTCTGAAGTCGTGCCATCATCAAAGCTCCAGACATAATCAAACGAAGTGTTACCAACACGCTCAAACTCGCACACCACCGTACCCTCGCTGGCGTTGTACTGCTCGAAAGGATAGAGTTCTCGGACGCTTACGTTGTCAACGACATATTCGTCTGTCGTGGCTCTTGGTGTTTTGTTATCCACAAAAAGCGTCACACTTGTGACCCCATCGGGGCATGTGAAATCTACGGTTTTAGTAGTAAGAGTGCCAGATGTAACAAAACCTGTTGACGTGATTGGGTTGCCGTTGCCATAAATCTCTATCTCAACTCCGTTTCCAGAATTTACTTTCAAATCAGCACTGAGCCTGTATCTCCTGCCGGGAACAAGTACAGGGTCATAGCCACCGTCTGTGTCTGTTTTAGCAACAAAGCCAAAGTTCGCATTGGTAACATCAACAACTAGTTGCCCACTTGAAACAGATAGGCTTGACCTATTGCCGCCAAAGCCATCCCACCCAGTCGTGTCAGTATCAAACGTGCCGTTAACCACAAGCTCAGTCCCGCCGGTCGTCGGACCCATCGTCGCTACGTCGGCGTTGCGGGTGGCACTGCTGCCGGTGGTTTCTATGTAGGACGTAGGGAAAGAGCCAAGCTCAAGAGAATGGCCCCACATAAACACGCCATCGCCTACCGTTGCGGATGACAAGAGCGTATTATCGGCAGAAGCTAGATGCACACCCATAAAGTAATGAGCGGCTGAAAGTGTTGCTGTTATTGAACATCTGAAATATCCGTTGCCATAGTCAACAATTCTGCCAGTAAACCCGCTGCTGGCAGTGCCTACCGTGCCGTTGGTTAGATTGAAAAATACGCCGGGAAAATCACCAGACACTCCAATTCTTACTTTGACAAAGCTGACCTCTGCTTTTTTCAAAAAAATTGAATAAGTATAAGTACCAGCACCAAGAGTGATACCTCCCGCCGGGTAAAAAACTCTTCCATTGTTTGGGGTTGTTGTGTTAGCCGCTAACTTTGCAGCAGTGACTGTTCCATCTGGCCCAAGCGCTGCATTTTGTGTATTTGACACAGTGCTGCTTGTCCCGTCGTCACCAGTTAAATCATTGCTACTGATAAGAAGATTAGTCCTCTGCTCCTCGATGAGCAGCCCCTTCGGCGTGGCTCCCTCGCCGTAATAAGGCTGGCCCTCGGTGCGGTGGTAGGTTCCAGCCGTGCTGCCGACCTCGATTTGCGCACCCCACAAATAAAAGCCAACAGAGGTGTCGCCAGCATAGGCAACAGTCCCATCGCTTTGCAGGAAGTCAAACCGGATAACGGCGTCTGCCGTTGCAGTGGCAGTCTCGGTTATGGCACACCTAAACCAGCCATTGCCGACATCTTCTATGGTGGCGTCATCACAAGTATTGCCAGATATTGTCTGCGTCGTTAAGTCAAATGTCGCAACAGATACAGTGAACGCGCTGTTAACGCCAGTAAAGCGCAACCTAATCTGCCTGTCAGAGCCGCTAATGTGCTTAATGTAAATAGACATCGTGTACTGCTTGCCGTCAGTGACACTAAATTGCTCATTAGCCTCAACGTAGCGAGCGGCATTTGCAGAAGTTTCTGCAACTTTTTCGGCTGTGTTACCGCCAAGAGGGTCAGTCGTTTCAGTAGTATTGGCAGTTACAGTAACTTCTCTTTTGCCCCAATAAGCGTCATTAATAATTTCACTGTTCTTAAAAAGGTTCTGCTCCTGCGCGGCCGACATGAACCACGTCGGGTCATGGTCGAGGCGTGCAGCATAGATCGCGCTGCTAGTGGTTTTGATGTAGGGGTTGCCGACAGGCAGGGTGGTGTGTTGGGAGATTTGCGCACCCCAAAGGTATATAAATCCATTGCCGGAGGCAGCAGATAAACGCATCTGAACACCGCCAGTTGCGCTTGTCGCTGGATTGTTTACGTCAAAGCCAATTCTATACCAGCCATTGCCGTAGCTCTCTACAAATGCGTTTGTGTGGTTTGCATTAAGAGTAGTCCAGCTTTCACTTGAAAATGTAAAAACTGAAGAAAGGTCAACGGTACTGGGATTAAGAGTAATGCTTCTGAGTTGAATAGTGCCTAAGCCACCATCTTTTACAAACACAGACATATTTATAGTGCCGCTAGGCAAAAGAAGTTGCTGTCTTACATGATTAGCACCAGCACCAAAGTTTGCGCTGCTTATCTTGTCAGCGGTTGTTGTGCCATCAGGAGCCACAATTTCGTTTGTCGCAACGGTTACATCGCCATTTGCCGTCCAGCTAGTGCCAAAATCCTCAGACTGCAAAATCAGATTATGCGGCGATTTCTTCACCAAGCCGTCAGAGTCCACGAAATACGCATTGCTGCCACGGCTAAAGTCGATGCGACTGTCAGGCGCAGCGTTAGAGCCAATCTGGCTGGCGGCAAAGTTCAGGTCGAGGACAGGTTGCTCGACGCTCTTGCGTAGTCCAGGGTTTCTAAGCATCAGGCCATCTCGGTTACATACAGGGTTCCGTCGGCGTTAGCTCGGATAGCCGCAATCTTTTCACCAGCCGTTGCCTTGAAGTATTCAACTTGATTGGCAGGTAGATAGGCTGTGCTAGTTGTTGCCGTTGGGCTGGCAGCAAAAATTATATGGCAGTCAGTTGTGCTCACGACGCGGACCACCGTTGTGCCAGCGGAAAAAGCACTGCTGGCAGCAGCGCTGCTACTAGCCACGCTGATGGTCTGGGTTGTGCCAAGCGGCAGCGCTTGGATCGGATGCAGATTGTCAGCATCAATTGCGACAGTCGTTGTCATGTGTGTCTCCTATGTTTGAATGATGGAGTTTTTTAGTCGCCGTCGTAATCCGCAATTGAGCCGAAATCACCAGCCACGGCTCTGGCATAAATGTCATGCGTGTGGGGCAGGTCGCCTGATGCAACGGCTGTAAAATGTACCCAGGTTTCAGGCATGTGATCGAAGTTGACCTCGATATCTATGACTGTTTTTTCAGAATTAGACCATTTCGGGTTTCTTGCGGCTGTATATGTAATGCTCATGCTGTCCTCACAAATAACGACGCTTTATCTGTGCTTCCTATAAAGCCCATCAATCTCCAAGTGCCGGAAGGTGCGGGACCAGTGTTCGTGCCATCATTATTAGCCCAGTTGAGGCGAGCACCTGCTGAAGTGCTGCCGATTGAAGGCACCCCTCCAGAGCCATCATGTGCGAAAAACCCATATGTACCGACAGCCCCTAAAGTTGTAGACGGCGTCGTGTCTATGGTCGCGCTTGTCAGGCCAGTGACATGGCCATATGTGTCAAGCGTGACATCTTGAATGACTGTGTTGCCGCTATTGTTGACACTGGCTTGCGAAGAGGTGTCGTCGTGATTGACAGTGACAGTTGCATTTTCTGAACCGCCACCGCTAACTGTAATGGCATCGCCCCCGCTAAGGTCAGCCACATAGTTGCCAGTAGTCTGCGTCGCCAGCGCCACAGCGTTGTCAGCAATCTGGTCAGAGCCTACCGCGTCATCCGCTATCTTGTCGGCTGTTATACTATCGTTTTGAAGGGCAGATGTTGAAACTGAAAGTGAACCTAGTTTTGCAGAAGTGATTTGCGCGTCTGCGATATCTCCGGTCTGGATTGTTCCGTCTGCAATCTTTGCGGAGGTGACCGCTGAATCAACGAGGTTCGCGGTGTCTATCGCGCCTGCTGATGTGCCGGTTGAGGACAGCACTGCGACCTCGCCGGATGATCCAAATCCTAGAAATTTGTTTGCGCGCGTGACAGAGCTTGGAATTGTTGTGGCTGCTGTGTCGGTGTCAGGAAAGACGATAGACCGACTGATTTGCTCGGTTTGCTGCTGGGCGATCATCGTCAGCCGGTCAAGCGCATCTTCGTGGCTTTCTGCTGGGAACGGATCGTTTGCCACATAGTCCGTCGATTGGGTGACATCAAGCTCACGCTTGATGACCACCGTTTCGCCGTTGGCCGGCGTGTTGCCGCTGGTGAATGTCACATTGCCGCCAGAAGACGATCCAGCGCCCGAGACTGTGTAGTGTGTCGTCAGCGTCTTTGTCGTCTCAGTGCCGTCGGCAGCTCGGATGATGACGGTCAGATCAGCGTCTGCAAAAATTTTAAAGTTATATGCAAAGACGGTCGTGCTGCCATTGGCACTGAAACTGACTTTGTTGGTGGTCGTTGTGACAGTCATCTATATCCATCCTCTATCAATGCCGCGATGTCTTCTGCTGCGATGGCCAGATTTGCGAATTCAGGGAGGAAGGTCAGCTCCTTGAATGCCTCTTCCATGAACTCCTCGTTTAGACTTTGGATCATGCTGCGACGCCGGCCCCTGTCAGCCTTGCGGTAGTCCCGTCGCGCCATGCGCCGCTCGAGCGCTTCCATAAATGTCTGACGCCGACCATCAATCTTTACGACAACAGGCAGCGCGTCTTCTGGCAGTCCTTCTGGGCGCTGATCCTCGCGGCCCTTGGCGTACCAGACCAGGTAGCTTTGCGCTTTCACGGTCAGCTCGACGCCCTTGAATGACTTAGGTGTTGTCGGCAGCGGCCAGTCCAGCTCGATCAGCTCCCGCTCTACCTCACCAATCTCGTCAGAGTAGGACAGCATCATCGGCGATATCGCATTGTAGAGGCGCAGCATTGGCGCTTCCTCGAAGCTCGGGCCGTCATCGATGCGGCGGCCCAGGCTGTCATACTGCTCGATCTCTGCGTCGCCACCTTCAGCCAGAATGTTAGTCGAAACCATCTGGCCGTAGCCGGTAACGATCGCGCGGAATGCCTGGTCGCCCAAGTCGCCCTTTGCAAGACCGACACGCCGGAAATCGTAACCGCCATCAGGGCCAAGCGGGATGATGCCGGCATCCGTATCGGCAATCACATCAGCCTCTGTGTAGACCTCAAATGGCGTGTTGACCTTCGTCAGCCGTGGGTCCGTCACGCGCTCACCTGCGCGCATGGCAGCCGACAGCGGGTTAGGTATGCCTGGCACCAGGTTCATCGATCCCAAGGGACCGCTGAAAAGAAAAGACGCATCTTGGCGCTGCAATGCCAGGAACACATTGCTCATGCCCTGGAGAAACGGCAGCTCCTTGAAATAGTCAGTGGTGGCAAAGACAGCAGCCGATGCAATATTCTGGCGCTGCTCGGGCGACCTTGCGTAAGACATGAAATTCAGAGCGTTTGCAGTGACGCCGATGGTTGATGTCACCGGACCCAAGCCGGCGTAGCTGACATACATCAGCGGACCATTTGGGCGACCGTATCTATCGAACACAGGCAGCGGATCGCCATCTTCGTCCACAGGAAAATTCTTGCCGCGAAACACAAAGCTGTAAGGCTGCCATCCTTTCGGCAGCTTCTCGCGGACCTTTTTGTCCGTGGGCCGGCCACCAGTAATCTGGCCTGCTGCTGCATACTGGGCCACAAAGTACATCGTGGCTGACCCCAGCGTCAGCCGACCCAGCGTCTCCTGGCGCTTGGCCGAGTTTTTGCCAAACAGATTTCTGTATGTGCCTGGCATCAAGGCAGACAGCGCAGGATTGCGCTCCATGGTGCGCAGCACATCGTTGGTCGGGGCCGTCATGAACGGCATGATGTAACGGCCGACAAGAGTGTTTTGCAGCGCGCTGGCGGCCTGACCAAACTTGCCTAGGTCGCTTGTCAGCGTGTCGTACTGCGACTTGTAGTCAAGGCCGTCCTGGTTGCCGCGTGGGTTCAGCATGACCATCAGGCCCTCGTCCACCGCATCATCGGTAGACATGCCGGCCGCCTTGGCAGCTTGCATCTGTCGGTGCGCCTGCACATGCAGCTCACCGTTCTGCGATATGACCTTGAAGAACTCGTCACCAGCCAGCAGCATCCGAGTAGGCAGGTTGGCAGCCCTGTACAGATGTGTCAGTGCGCGGCCGAATACAGTCTCTGGGCTGCCTATATTGCGATAGGCGTTTGTATCAATTTTAGAGCGCAGATCGCCTGGCTCCATTGTGCGGAAAGCAATGCCGGCAGCAGACCAGGCATCTCCCATGCTGCGTGTCCAGCCGGCAAATCGCGCCAGCGGGTCGGCAATAAACACCTGGTTGCGAAAGTCGATGTCC